TCAATAGAAGTACCTGTTAAGTTATAACCGTTAAAATCTGCTTTTGCTCCGCCAGTAGTTGGTGCAACTAAGAAGTCGATTCCTTCTTTCAAGCCTACTAAATGATAGTTTCCAGCTTTGTCTTGAACAACGGCTTTAGGAAAACCGTACGCCAATAAATTCAATTGGTGGTTGTCTTCTTTAGTTGTTTTTGGCAAAACTAAAGTTAATGTTTGGGTGTTTGTAGTTGTACCCGCGTTTCTGTCAGATGCTAATGATTGAGCAAAAATGTTTCCATCGCCTATTAGATCATATTGAAATACATCTACTAAAAGAGGATTCATTGCCGTAGCCACGCCGTTTAAAACTGTAAAAGGATTTTCAATGTCGTTAAATAGATACACCTTTGAAGTACCTGCTATGGCATTTTTACATTGCTTTTTACGACCGTTCGTTATATCGCACATATATTATTTTGTGTTAAAAAAGGGAGTTTTTACGCTCCCCTTAGATTAATTATACGTATAAAACATTAAATTTCTGATTTACTACGTGAGCAAATATAGTAAAGATAACATCATAAAAGTAATCCTTTCTTGGGGCTGGGTATGGAGCGATTTGAATGTCAGAATAGTCATCTAATAAGTCAGTACACCACATAAAGTTCATTGGTACACCAGCTAACATTACGTTAGGCGCTAAAGGTACAAATACAATTTCTACGTCTAAGTAAAAATATTTGTTAGTAGCTAAATCTACTGTGAAAGTATCTCTAAAATCTTGCGCTTTGTTAAAATTGTTAATTAATTTTTTAACGCTTCTTGATGCATAAATATAAGGCTTGTCGTTGCCAGATAAAACTTCGTCAGGGATTGCGTTGTAAATTTTACCAACTTCTGCCCCAATATTTGCAGAATCTAAAACCGTACCGCCTACTTTAATTCTCTTTCCTACTGCACCTTTGTTGTAGATTATTTTAGTAGTTAATGAATCAAACAATGTAGTTGGCATTGCAGCGACTAACGCTTTTTCATTTGCAGAAACTTGTGTTTGTAAAGCTCCAGCTGTTAGTAAAGCTACTGCAGTTTTTGTTGATGCCAAAGCACCATTCCAATACTTGTTTTCTGAATCGTTTGAAATTAAAGGCGCAACACCGTTTAAAACCAATCTGTTAAATTCATCTGATACGTCATTAATTGCACCAGGTGCCATATCTCTATTAAATCTAGTAGAACGTAAATCGTCTGGAGTAAATTTATCGATATACTCAACTTTTACAGGAAATACTGTTGTATCTTCTAAACCAATACTGCCAGCTTCTGAACCTGTTGGGTTAACGCTCCAAGGTTGCATTGTTACCGAATTAATATTTTCAGTAATTACGCGACCAGCTTTAATTCCAGTTTCAAACATTACTAAACCATCTTCAACGGTTGAATTTTTGAATAAAATTTCGGCTATAATGTCCGCTTTGAAATCTGTGGGAATTACCGCCCCCGTGTATGCTATTGCCATATTATATAAATTTAGTTAAATTTGTTTTTGTGTTCGATAAATTTTTGGTATGCAGTTTGCGCTCCTAATTGCGTTGGTACTGACACCTTTGGCTTTGTTGCTGGTTGCGCGCTTAAAGCAACTATTTCAGCTTTTAAAACTACGTTTGCATCTGTAACCGCTTTTAATTTTGCGTTAAATTCTTCTGCGTATTTAATCATAATCGATTTAATCGCATTTTCAACCGCTGCTGCTTGGTCTGTTGCACTTGGTACATTTGGCTCTGAAAGTGGAGCATCTACATTTTCTGCTGCTGGTGCTTCCATTGCTTTCATCGAACCAATTTTACCTTCTTCTGTAACTGATAAAATCATACCATCTTCCAACTCGTAATCTCCAACTGGCAAAGGAACTTGTGTACCATCTTCTGCAACTACGAAAACTGCACCGCCTTCCATCATCATATCGCCCTCGTATTCGATAACCACCGAACCATCAGCGCTTTTTACACTACCTAGTTTAATATCTACTTTAGGCTTCAATGCCAAAGCAATACTAGTAGGTAGGTTTTTCAACATCTCAATTATTTCTACACTCATATTTATTTCCGATTTTAAATTTACTTCTTCTAGTGATAGCATTGCGTCAATACTAAACCCTTTTACTTTGCCCGTCTTAACAAACTCACTCCAAACATTATCGTTGTCAACTTTCATAGTTGCGATCCAACTACCTTTCGGATAGCTTAACCCTAAAGCGTTTGATTTATCATTTTTAGAATCTTCTACTATCCAACTTTCAACAAATGTAACACCGTCGATTTTTTGGCTCTCATCGTGTTCTATTGTGCTATTCTTTTGGTGGTTATTTTTAAAGAAACCGTAAGATAATTCTTTAATGGTATTTTCTGAAAATGTTATATTGAACTCCTCACCGTTTTGGTTGCGATAAATTGGCTTGTTTGGCTCTAATACTAAACCTACCAAAATACGTTGCTCGCTGTCTATTTCTTTAAGTTGTAAAGACTGCTCTTTTAAGGCTATGAAGTCGCCCTCCATCGCTGGGTTTAAAACAAGCGAAACCGCAAAAACTCCTTTATTTTCTTCTGGATTATAAAAAGCCTCATATGTCCTCATAATCTATAAACGAAATAAATGTTAAATTGTAACATAAAAAGATTTGTATAAAAGTATTGTTTATTTAAAAAATGTTTATATCTTTGTAGAAACCAAAAAACAAATATTATGACTACTAAAGAAAAAAGAGCAATTTACATAAAACAATATTTATTAGTTAATAAGGAAGAAATAGCGAAAAAAAGAAAACAATATATTTTAGATAATAAAGAAAATATAGCAAAAAAATCAAAACAATATTATTTAGATAATAAAGAAAAAAAAGCAAAAACACAAAAACAATATCGGTTAGATAACAAGGAAAAAATATCCGTTCGTATGAAAAAATATTATTTAGATAATAAAGAAAAATTCGCAAAAACACAAAAACAATATAAATTAAATAACAAGGAAGAATCAGTAAAAAAATCAAAACAATATTACCTAGATAATAAGGAAGAATTAGACAAAAAATCAAAACAATGCAACTTAGAACTAAATGATTTTATTTTAATAAGAAATATAAAAACAAGTTTAAAAAATAAAAATATAGAAATCACACAAGAAATGATGGATATTAAAAAATTAACAATATTATTAAAAAGAGAATTAAAACAATTAAATAATTAATTATGGAAGCAAAGAGAAATTTAGACTTTGAGGTAAAAACTTCAAGCGATTTAGTAAAGATGTTATGCGGTTCTTTAATGGACGTAAGACGCGGTAATTTAGACTTTGAAACGGTAAAGGCTATTACTTTAATAGCTGATAAAATTAACAAAGCTATGGTAAACGATTTAGTTTATAAAGGATTGACTAGGCACAAAAACGATTTAGAATTTTTTGAAGAGCCTTTATTATTAGAATAAAAAACAAAACCCGATAACATTACGCTATCGGGTTTTTTATTAAAATTTACTATTTGATATTATATTACGCTCTAACGCTTGCGCGGTGGTAACATTTGAACTAACAACATACGCTTGTATTGGTTGGTTTTGACCTCCTAAACTAGACGCTATTTGATTTGCTCCCGTTCCTTGAACTAAGTTAAAAGACGGTGCAGATGGTGCTTGTTGACCGCCACCGCCTCCAGTATTTGAACTTGGTGGAGTTGAATCTCCAGCGTTGGTACTTAATATTTTTTTAATTTGTATTGCAGAAAACGCACCAGCAAGACCAGCTTGAATTAATGGATAAGCGGGAAATAAAGTAGTGATAGGAGATTTTTGTGCTGTTGTATAAGCATTTTGCACACCCTCGTAACCAGAAATAGTTGCTTGCGCCACTGCTGTTGCTTTTCCTATTTTAGAACCTCTTCCAGCAAGTTCTCCAATTAGATTTAAAGTGTTATTTGCTAAACCTATTTTAGCATCTTTAACCGCTGTCGCTCTAATTATTTCGTCTGCAATTGCTTTTTCGTCTATTGCTTTTTTATCTGCTGCAGCCTTATCGTCAATTATTTTTTGGTCTGCAATTTCCTTATCTTTAATTTCTTTTTTATTTCTAGCAAATTGCGCTTCTAGTTCTACTGTTGAAACATTATTATCTACTAATATTTTTCTTTCTTGATCAAACTTTGCCGTTAAATTTTGTAACGATGTTCTTGTTTTTTGCAAGTTATCTTCTCTCGCATCGTCCTCAATTTTATTTGCTTTATCCAAAGCTGCTTTTCTTGCGTCCTCAATTGCTTTTCTTTTTGCTTTTGCTATTGCATCTGCTTTCTCTTGTAATGCCTTTCTTTTATCGTTTATAGACTTATTGTCAGCGTCTATTTTATCTTGCGCTTCTTTGTTATCTTTTACTTTTTTATCGTTTCTCTCTTTATCTATTCCCGCTAAATCTCTGTTTAATCTTTTAGCTAATTCATTTCTTTTTGATTCACTTAAACCTTCTTCTTCTAGTGCTTTTAAATATCTGTTTTTAGCCTCTACTTTTTTCTTACTAAAGTCATCTAATAGGTCGCCTCTAGTTTGCATATAATCTTCGTTTTGCTTTAAAGATTTTTTTGCTTGTTCATTAAACCTATCTAATTCTCTTTCAGCTTCCGAAGTTATACCTATAAAATCAGTGACAGCATTAGCCACCGTTCTAAAAAAATCGCCAACTAATTTAAGCCCGGGCAAAAACTTTGTAACCGCATCTGTAATTTTTCCAAAGTTCAAAACTAAAGAAACTAACGCTAAAATAATCAAACCTATACCAGTACCAGCTAGAGCAAGTTTAAAAAGTTTCATTGCTCCCGTAGATGTGCCAACTACAAAACTATACGCAGATTGTAAAGCGGTTGCAAGTTTAGATTCCTTAGAAAACAATCCAAGTGCCTCTACTGAATCTTTAGCTACTTGTGCGTAACCACCCGTAACAGCGTTTAGTAAACCCATTGCGCCACCATTTTCCAAAACAGATACTGAACTTTCCTTCATCCCTTTGGCTACTCCTGACGTGCTTTTTGTTAAGGTGTTTAAAGAATTGTCTAGTTTATCAATTTTACGGTTTGCGTCGCTTGTGTCGGCTACTACTTTTATAACTTCGGTTATCATTTGTATATTTCTTTATAACTACGTTTAATTTGTTCCTTTGCTTTTTTCCAACTTTTTATTGTTGCAAATTTTCCCTTTGCTATTTCTATACATTCGCCACCGTTATAGTATGGCAACATATTACATAATTTTATAATTTCTAGTATCATAATGCTTTATATACTCTTACTATTTGGTAACTTATCTTGTAAATACTAGTGTTACCAGTTAAACTTAATATTTTTGGCAAACCTCCATTTGGCACAAAAGTATTTAACGAAAACATAGGCGCTACAATTGAAAAAGATTGTTCGGAATTTGCGCCTTTTGCAAACACTTTAGTTTCTTTAAATTGTTGCGCAAGAGCAACAGTACCTAAATCTATAAAAAAATCAAACACACCGCTTGCGTTACTATTTTTAGCATTAAATCTTATAGTAGTTATGTAATAGTCTCCTATATTTTGCGGTGTTATTTTCGTAGTAGCTGAATCATAAAGATTAACAACCCCAATAGGTAGGTAAGTGTTTAATACCGTACCAGCGTTATTTGGTATAATAGACGTTACACCTTGGTTAATTACAAAAGGCGACGCTTCGGTATATTGCGTGTCTGTATAAACTGCAAAGCCTTGGTCACTGTACAAGTCTGCGAAATTTTCATTTGTCTTATCAAAACCTACTCTTAAAGAGTCTCCTGTTCCGTCGTTAGGTGTTGCCCCTATTCCTATCGTTTGCTGTGCCATAATTATTGTGCGTCTATTGTTAATATATTGTTATCTGCCGTTACTTCCGTACTATCTGATGTTACTATTTTGTTATCCTGATTTACGTATAATTGAAACGATTTTCCAGCTCCATCATTTACGTTTATAAATGCATCTCGATTTAATGACAAAGCATTTTCTGTAAATGTAATATCTATAAAATTACCGTTTTTAATAGCTGTTATAAATGTAGTGCCAAACCCTAAATTTTGAATTGTTATATTCATTACGCTTGCGTTACTAACATAAACGCTAGCTGTTTGTGCTAAATAGTTTACATAAATTTCTTTACTTGTTGGCTCGAACAACCCAAAATTAGTTTCGAAATTATTTATCAAATTAAATGTTGCGTCACCCGTTAATAGGTTTACATTATAATCATTTATCCTATAATATTTTTTGTTCAATTCTACTATATCGTTCAACTCTATATTTGTCAATAGATAGTTTGGTAGTTTAGCCTTGAATTTAAAATTTCTTTTTTTTATGTTAAATAAATTAACAACGTACTTCTGCCAGTAATTAGAATATAAAGTATTATTTATTAACGCACCATTCCAAGCGCTAAACTCGTTACTCCAAATTAAACTATTGCTAACGTTATCTAATCCTAGAGTATTACTAGGCGTATTTAAAGTTGAGTTTAAAGGCGTTTGTAATCTAAACATTTTAACTTTTGTCGTACCTAATTGAACTACATTGTTGTAAAATAAAATAGGTTTAGGTACTACTTGGTTGCCAGATAAATCTCGACTCAAACCATACTGAATATTTACTAAATTATTTGTGTTTACATCTTTCAATCTCTCAAATAATAATGTTTCAAAAGGTAGTTCAATACTTATTACATCGCCATCTAACGGCTTCAATTCAGTGTCTTTTAAACTCAATAAACTATCGCCGTATGCAACTATATTATTTTGCTTAAATTGTTGGTTTAAAATGGTTGTAGGCGGTTGAAATTTAAAATCAATTTGCCTTGCTAAAGTACCCCGTTCTGCATCGTAATTTTTTATATCAAAATGCTTTGTTAAGTCAACTACTTTTCCACTCTGGTAATAATCGTTAGTGGTGTTTAAATAGATAGTACCGTTTCTTTGTGGAATAGCTACCAACTTGAAAATCTTAAACAACCCGCTTAAAAATTCTATTATCTTTAACTTAGGCAAATTTGCTGATACGTTTACAAGTGCCTCGCTACCTTGCGAAATTCCGCCGCTTGTTTCTTCTGGCGTTGGAATCCAACTTGAACCGTTCCAACTTTCAGACCTACAAACAACGGTTGCAGAATCAATTGGTATGTTAATTTGAAACTGATATTTATTGTTTAATAAATCGTTTGTGTTAATTGTAAACTCTCTCTCAAAAGTTGGTGTTTGGTCCTGTATTAAAGCAACTTGTACTCCATTGTTAAATATAGCAAAATCGATAGGTAAAGTGTCATTGTCATTGTTTATTATCGGGTTTAATATTGTTATCTTAAAGTAAAATCTTTTTTTATCATTTGCGCTATTTACAAAGGTTGTGAAGTTTAGACTATCGGTTTCTAAGTTCATAAACGTACCGCCACCCGTTGTAAAGTTTATAAATGAAGTTCGTAGTATTTTGTTTACGGTGTTGTTACACGCCCACATATACGCCTCTTTAAACTCTGTTCTATTTGTAAATTCATTACTAAAAGTCAAACCATACTTAGTGCTAATTGCCTCTAGTATTTTTGATATTCTAACGGAAGGAAACAAATCCAAGTCATCTACGCCCTCGCCAAATGGTTTAGTTGTACCTACGTTTGTCGTTAACAATTGTAAAGGATTGCTATAATTTGGTGTCGAGTTATAAAAGAATTGCTTTCTAGTATTTATTAAATTGTAAACTATATCTCTATCAAACAAGCCTTGCTCTAATCCTATCTGAATACTTTCAACACTCGGAGAATGGTCTAACGCCTGCAAGTCTAAAGATGTTAGTTCATCTTCGCCTATTAAGTCTTTTATGTTTACTAAATCACCAAAAAAATTAATTGTATAATTTGCGGGTTTGCCATCTTTAACGCTAACTTTTTCTAATCTAAATTTACCAATTCTAAAAGGAAAACCTG